TAATGATACTACTGTACTTATGCGTCGTATTTACGATGCTTGTTATACATCCCTTGAAAACAATAGCGTTCCTGCTGCTGTGCTTGTGCTTGCTAAGTATCAGTATCAGTCGGCGTTCGTAGCAGATCAAGAGATAAATATCCTTGCTTGTTTAACTGAACTAATGGTGGAGTGTAATTTTAAATGAATGTAAAACTGATTCGTATGTGGTCTGGTGAAGATGTTATTGCCGATGTAAAAGATAATCTGACGGAAATTATAGTAATTACTAATCCTATTGTTGCCGTTCCTGCTGGAAACGGTCAATTGGGATTTGCTCCATGGTCACCTCTTCTTAAAGGAAAGGATGAAGAAATTGAAATTACCAAAAAATACATTGTGTATATTGCCGATCCACAAGAACAAATTGAGGAGCAATATAAGGACATGTTCTCGGTGATTAAATCACCAAGTAAAAAGTTGATTGTTTGACTATGAAAAACAAAAAAACCAAAGTATTAGCACAAATGAAATCATCACATTATTACATCTTTTGGGGAATCTGTACTGTAGGAGTTCTTCTTGGCCAAATCTATGTTGGTACTGGATATCGTTTAATGGCACAAAGTGTCAACAGATTCTTTGATACGCTTACCACAGAAGTAGGAGAAATAAATGGGACTATTGATTATCGATAAAACTAAACTTGTGGAAGAAAAGGTTAAGACCACCCCAAAAAACGTCAAAGAAGCGACAGAGGCACTTTTTCGTGCTACAATGAATTTGCCCGCTGCTGCCAAGCATTGTGGGATGACCCAGAAGGAAATGAAATTGACCTTCTGGGAATTTTTAAAATACAATGAACCTGATTATGTCCAAGAAGCCTAAGAAGAATTGGGAAGCATACTGTGAAACTGCTTTCAACAATCTTCGATCAAATGTGAAAAACTGGGGAAAGGAAGATTACTATCGTCCCATCACCAGAACATTTTATATCAATGTTTTTGATTGTGCTGGAATTAATCACACTGGATTTATTAGTGAGAATGCTATTAACAATCCAAGTGAACGAACACTTGATCATTGCCTTTCTCCTCAGTTTATTGGGAGGATGGTAATGGACAATCCAGATAAGTTTCTATGCGATCTTGGGTCATTCAAAGAGATGTTTTGGAGAGCATGTTCAACGATCACCGTGACTAAGAAAGAAAATACTCTTCTTAGTCAGTTGACAGAAAATGATGGTTATACATATAAAGTTCATGTTCCAACAAACTTGAAGTATAATCATTTGGGTATCAAACTTTATGATCGATCGAACAATACATATTGGAAAGATTCAGTTCAAATGGACTCTAATATTATTGATGTTCCAGAAGAACTACTTGAGTATGAAACACAGTTTTTAGTAGTATGAGTTTATTGAGTGAAAAAGACGCTATATGGGCAGCAGATCAATTTATTGATTACTACTCAAACTTCAATCGCATCGATGATTATATGCGATTTGTGAAGCGGAGTAGGATGTCCAATTCCCTTGGAAGATTGTTTGGTCCTGAAGATGAAATCTTTTCAGATTTTTCAATTCATCCTTCGGAAATGTCTTTTACCATTCATGAAGTTGATACTAGTTCAAAACCAAAAACAAAGTACAACCAAGATCTTTATTCTGAAGTATTGAACATCACTGCTTCTAATGCCATCGAGGAAGCAATTCCTGGACGGACTATTAAGTGGATGGTTACTGAAGATACCACTAAGAAAGTTATTGGAGTTGTTAGGTTTGGATCACCAACAATCAACTCTAAACCAAGAAATGATTACTTTGGAGAGGTTTTACCACTGTCAAAGATCAATCATGAGTTTGTAATGGGATTCAATATTGTTCCAGTACAACCCTTTGGATATAACTATCTTGGCGGAAAACTTCTTGCTCTTCTTGCATCTTCTAATTTTTTGAAGAGGCAATTTGATGAAAAGTATGGAACAGATCTCCAATACTTTGAGACAACATCTTTGTATGGAACTACAAAAGGTGTATCAATGTACGACGGACTCAAACCATATATCCGTCATATTGGCGATACTGAGAGTAACTTCTTGCCATTGTTCCATGATGATTACTTCAGAGAGATGTTCTGGTGGTTTAACAACAATGCAAATGATGGAGAACGTTTGATCTCTGCAGATAAGTCTTCCAAGAAACTCAAAATTCAAACTAAGATGATTTCTATTATTAGAAACTCATTGCAAGATGAGCAAAAGTTGGAAGAGTTCAATGCATGTATCAAAAAAGCAAAGTCTTTAACAGAAAAGAAAAGGTATTACTTTTCTAAGTTTGGTTATGAACCTGAAGAGGTTATTGAATGGTGGAAGAAGAAAGCATCTAAAAGATACGATAAGTTAGTATCTGAAGGAAGACTTCGTACAGAACTTGAATTGTGGGAATCTGATAAAGACTTGGAGATTATACGATGACAGAACTAAAAGATTGGTTGAACAGTATCAATCAGACAAAGAAACATTTGATTGATGAAGATCCTTCTATTGAGAAGGAATATCCTCCTTATATTATCAATCGATGTTTTTCAGGTCACATTGATACTATTATCTTCGCAAATGAAATGAATAAGTATCACTTTCTTCCTAAGAAACTTCAATATGATTTTCTTATAAATATCGTTAGGAAAAAGAAGAGATTTTCTCCCTGGATCCGACAAGATAAGATCAAAGATCTTGATTATGTCAAACGTTATTATGGATATAGTAATGAAAAGGCAAAACAGGCTTTGAAAATTCTTACCCAAGAACAACTTAATTTTATTAAATCAAAATTTGATACTGGAGGAAAGAAATGAGTGTTGTTAAAGAACCTGAAGTGAGATGGACACCAGAACAAATGGTAGAAGTAGTTCTGAGTGAACCAGATGACTTTCTGAAAGTACGTGAAACTTTGACTCGTATTGGGGTTGCATCTAGAAAGGAGAAAAAAATCTATCAAAGTTGTCATATTTTACATAAACAAGGTAGATATTATCTGGTTCACTTTAAGGAACTGTTTGCTCTTGATGGTAAGCACGCAAACCTGACGGTGAATGATGTCCAAAGACGTAATCGTATTGCTCAATTGCTTGCCGATTGGGGATTGATTGGTATTGTGGATGTCACGAAGATTCAGGACATTGCACCGCTAAATCAAATTAAGGTTCTTGCTTATAAAGATAAGCAAGATTGGATCCTGGAAACCAAGTACAATATTGGTTCTAAGAAGAAGAGAGTAGAGGAGACTGAGTGATGTCTAGGGGAAGTTTTGAGTTTACATATCGCCATGAGAATGAAAATGCTGCTTGGCATACAAATCCAAAAGCAAAGTTTATTCTCCCTTCCGAAGACGTAAGACACAGTTGTGACGATCCATACCTCAATGAAAACCAGTTTTTAGAGATGGTAAGAAGATTCTTCATTGCTTGTGGGTATACCGAAGAGCAGTGGAAGAATGCTCTAACTACACATCTTAAAGAAGCAGAGAAAACCGAATGAAACCGAGGGCGGCAACGCCCCTTTTTTATGGTATAATACCTGAGTCTGAACAAGTCAGTATTCAGGGACAAATACTTTTATTAGTATTCACCAGTTAATACTCATCAGACAGATTGACAGAAGACTGATTTAGATTTATAATATCAGTCTTCGGGTCAATCAGTATTCACGATGAAATACTCTTGTTAGTATTCATGGCACAATACTTGCCGAAGAAACTAAAACCTTAATTAGGTTTCAGTATTACTTAATTGTTTACCTATTTAATTCAAAAAATCATGAATCTTTTTACAGCAGACGTTGGACGAGGTAAGATCCACGTTTATGACAGTGGTAATGACAAGTTTTACGAAAAACTTCCACATGAAAATTTAATCAACCTTAATATCTCTGGACTTGAACAAGGAGATACTTTAGTTGTTGAGTGTGCTCATTTGAGAGAATCGCATAAGTATACTCTTGCTCAACCTTTCGATTTTGATCAGTTGAAAGAGTTGAAACAAAATGCAGATGAAAAAGGTATTACTGTTCTGTTGTTTCCGCAGAAGTCTACTCCAAAGACACGTAAGTTATATCATGGAGTAAATCCAGAAACACAAGAAGAAATTTGTGGATTTGAAGTTCAAAAAAGTGATGCAAAATTCAAAAAACTATATGGAATGTCTGCCGATGAAGCAGATACTAGATCAATCGCACAATTTCTTCTGAATGATAAAAATGCATTTAGTACACTGAAAGAATTCGTCCCAAAAAAGTTAGAATTTTTTAAAGAAGAGATTAGCAGTGTTGTTGAATATATTCAACAATGTAACGAAGATATCAATCCTGCTAAGTCTTCTGAATATGGGTTTAACACTGCAATTGATTATGAAGATGAAGTATCTAAGTGGATCAAAAAGTATTCGGTAAAACTTGTCGAATATCTTGATGCTGATATGAAGTTGGTTCATCTCGTTGGATTAAAAATTGACAAGAAAGGA